ACTGTTTCTAACTGAAGACCCTTTTGACGGCCTTGGATAACTTGTGCAAGACGGGAGATAATCTCACTAGGGTCTTGACCTTGCGCTGCAAGCGCTGGAATGGCCTGAGCATACTGAGCAACAGCCAAGCGCAAAGAATCGCGCATTTCTTCGATATCAACACGTTGTTCCTCCTGCGTAACATTAAGCTCCATTGGGATCTCACGACGTACATAGTCACGAGATACGAGCTTGTCTGAACGCATTTGTAGTAGAGCGATGATTGCACGGTTTGGATCCATACCAGACATAATGCCGTAACGGACATCTACTCCGTAGTTACCAGCAATCTGCTTTGATGGGATGTACTTCATATTGAATGGAGTACCGTCATCAACGCCCTTGATTTCCTTGGTCATATTGCCAAAGATTTTCTCGTCTACTTCAAAACACATAGATACAAGATCCATAAACAAACGAGCAAACTGTGCTTGTGCTGCCTTGATCTGTGTATCAAAGCCAGCCTGTAGTGCCTGTACGCCACGACCTGTAACGATAGATGCGTCAATGTTTCCTGAACGAGTTTCAGGATAACGAGCACCTGTACGTAGTTCACGTTCTAGAACACCAGACTCTGTAAAGACTCCGTTAGGAAGTTCTAGTGGAACACGACGAATACCTTGTGGGTTAGCAGAACGCATAATCGCATCTGGTCCCAATGCCAACTCTTGCACATCCTGTGGGATAGCAATAGGTGCTTGGATAGATTTTTCTGCTGCTTGAATCTGCAATACTGCAAAGCGAGCACGAGCAAGTTGAACTGATAGAACATCATCAAACTGTCCACGTGCTTCGCCATCAATAGATGAACGCATAGCTACACCTGCTAGGCACTTGCCTACTGGGTTAGGTGTATTAGATAGAACTAAGTTCTTGCGCTCTGGGATAAAGATTAAGTCCTGGTCTTTGTCGTGGTAGCGAATCAAAGATACATACGGTGAGCCAGGTGAATAGACATTCTTTGGCATAATCTGGTCATAGAACTCTGGGTACTGCATCGCAAGTGATTCAGCATCGGTTGCAATTATCTGCGAGATTGAGAGGGTACGACCAAATCTATCAATTTCAGGATAAGTACCAAAAGGATTAAGCAAACGTATTCTCGGATTATTGGTTTCATAGTCCATCTCAACAATCGCTGGGAGCATACCGTAGGTGTTGAACCAGTCAGCGCCTGTGTACATTTGAATTTGAAGATCAGAAGATGAGATGTAGTAGTTAGCAATACGGGTACGAGTATCTGCAGCTTTACGTGCTGAGTCTGAAACCATATTGGTAGCAGCGCAGTTGAAAGATGGTAGAGGTGACATTACCTCTGCTAAGTCACGTGCTGCTACATCTACGAAGTTAGCAACTAAAGGCTTTGGGTATTCTTCTGAAAACATCGCAGGGTATACCTTAGAGATATCACCTTGACGTACAGAGAGCACATCGCGCATTCTCTGGTCACGTGCGGCGTAGCGTGTTTGTAGCCGTGCTACTTTCGCTGCGACCTCTTTAGTTGATAACAAGATTTCTCCTTAGATGAATGTGCGTTCTTTTTCTGCGAGTAGTTCGTCAATGTTAACGACCATTCGCTTGCCCTGTTCGTAACGAGACAGGAAGGGGTTTTTCATATGATGTGTTGCGTGGATACCTTGGTTAAGCATTTCACGGGCGCGGATCTCACAGAACCACAACGCCATTACCATATCGGTCTTACCCTTGGTCGTTGGGGACCAAGTAATTAGTTGCTCAATGAGCGCTTTAATGTTTTCAGTTTGGTCAGAAGGTAAATGAATAAGGTTGTCTCTGTGGTGCTTACCGTCGTGTTGCTTGGTGCCGAACAAAGTTGACATTGATGCAACACCAAAGCCTGAGTCCCACTTGTTGTTTCCAGTATGGTGTTCCCGCAGTAGCACTCCTCTAGAGGCCAAGTTTGCGCGGATTCCCTCATCTTGCGTAAGGAATGATTGGAAAGCATTTTTCTCCACGATCCATTCACTAGGACTATACAGAGAAGTCCAGTCAAAGATTAACTGACGGATTTGAGCAGGCGTTGGCCTAGTAATTTTAATAGCGTCAACGATATAGCGTTTATGAGTAACCCGATCAATAGCGTAACAAATGGCGGCTGTATCACCAACCATAGCGGGATCAAGACCACAAATAAAACTAAAGCCGTTTGTATCGCGTGGATGGCCTGGATGACCAGGAACCAAGCGACCTGCTTTGCGCATACCATCAATAGAACCTCGCACACATACTGGATCGTAGATTGCATCATCTGAGATATCTTGCTGCTGGTACACCAGCGCCCAGGTAGAAGCATCCATAGCTTGACGTTCATTGTAAAGGTTACGGCCATTCCAACGAGGGTATAGGCCGTTCTCATCTAAATCTGATTCTAGCTGCCCATCAAATGGCGCATCGCTAGCAGGCCATAGGGTAACCCACTTATCAGGGTCTTCATCGGTTTCAAGTAATGCTGGCATAGCCAGGTACTTCCAAGGAACCTGACCACCTGGGTAGCGGTCTGGGTTACGCAGTTCACGGTATAGGTCAACTGCTGAAACACGGGTACCAATGATAATCAATTTACCAGTAGGGTTCAGACGAGAACGTACGTCCTGTGTCAGCCATTTGATCTGGCGTTCAAACTCATTGGCGTTCTTGAGAGTTACAGCATCGTCTACAATAATCATATCGGCACGTTTACCGTAGATCTGACCACCGATACCAACGGCTTCGATATTCGGGTCCTTTTCAGAGGACTCACGTAGCTCGTCACCAAAGGTGATACGGGTAGCCTGCCACGAGGCAGACTTAGAGTTAAACCCTACGCCAGCAGCATAAGCATTTTGAAGGTTCTCATACATTGGGTGAGTCAAACGCTGCTTGATGGCGTAGAGAAAGTCGGCGGCTAGTTGCTGAGTCTGAGAGACTATCAGCACACGAAAGTTAGGATTACGGGCAACCTGCCAGGTTACGTAGTCCACTGTGATTGTGATGGACTTGGCGTGGTTTGGCGGGATGTTGATAAGGATACGGTTATTGGCCAGACCCTGCTCGTACTTCATCGAAGGGTGTAACCAGGAAGGCTCAACGCCTTCGATCATATCCACTAGGTTTTGCTGGTGGGGGAAGGTCTTAGAGTTAAGAAAGCGTTGGCGGAACTCGGCAAATGAGATGTCGTGGACATCGCCTGCGGCAAAGGATTTGTCCTTTAGTCCTAGGCGGGTTCGGTCAATCTTGTCTGTAAAGATCTTATCGGTACGTCGGTAGTACTCGTATGTCTTCATAGACTTGCCAGCCGATAGGCAGGCTTGTTCAATGGTCATACCCTCAGCTACACATCCTAAGATGATTCGCTTTGCTATATCTGCTGAGTTTTCAGCCATTGGGTCTCCAGTATCTCATTGGGTTATAGATAGACTACACCCGATTAAAAGTTGTGCTCTGCACAACCACGGATACGGTAAACTCCCGAGCGAGCCACAGCGAAGCGAGGGGTAAGTTGGTGCTCGTCCTAGGGACTCGCGTAGGGTAACCGTAGCGAGTCGGTACGGGGCTATCACAATTACCGCCCCTACTGTATATAAGGCAGGAAAAAAACTCCATTTCCTGCCTATGGTATAAAGTATTTACAGAATGTGACTAACGTCACTATAAATACGGTACAAACTAGGACATTAATAAGTGATCTGGTTCACTTTAGGAAATATATCTGTAGTGGGTACATACTATACACACGCACTAAACTTAACACCTAGGGGTCTGCTCGCCGTAACCGCAGCAGCTTCGCTGCTGAGCTGCGCTGCTGCAGCTGCTGTACCGTACTGTTAGGGTATCCCGCTGGGCTAGCTACCGTATCGGCTACCCTCTCTCTCTCTCATATATCTATCGACTGTTATTTAATATCCCTTAAAGCTGGCCAGCTGTCTCAGCTGTTAGCAGCTCGCGGCCTATCCTCGCGGCCAGCTCGCAGCTGTCCCAGCTGGGAAGCTTGACAGCTTTACAGCTCGCGGCCAGCTGTCGCAGCTGCGGCCAGCTGCCAGCTCGCAGCTTCTCCCGCTGTTATTCTCCCAGTTTATTCTCAGGATCTTGTTATCTAATCGTTACCATAATTCGCAGCTTTCAGCTTGACACGCTCATTACGGTAGCGTACTTTAAGCATATCAGCTGAAGAGTTCAGCTGAAGGAAGGAAAGTAGAATGAAGCTAGATAACTTTATCGAAGAGCATAATCCTAACAAGGACAGCTGGGCAACTATTAAGCTAGAGCTTCCAGCTGACCTAGTAGAGCGCAGCACTGGCGAGCTTATCAATTCCCGAGCTCGCGCTACTATCTACCAGCTGGGCACTAGCGACAGCTATACGCTGCTCACTACTGGCGGACATAGAAGCTCTAATCGCTGGCATAAGGACATCACACTAGAAGAAGCTAAGGCCAGAGCTACAGCTTGGGCAGCTCGCCGCTACAAGGAAGGAAAGTAGAATGAAGAAGAAGAAGCACTGTATTACGGGACAGCACCCAGTGTGCACCAGCTCGGACAGCAAGCTCGCTGAGTGTGTCTGCTGGTGTGCTGAGTGTAAAGATTACCAGCGGGCAGCAGCTCGCGCCTATATGGGGAAGGAAGCTAACTAATATGGACAGCTTTAAGCTGCAGACACGCGCCCGCTGCGTAGAATGCGGGAGAATATTCAATCTACTGAATGAAGAGGAAGCGGGAGAGTATTACTATGGCCACGATTGCGAATAGCTGCGAAGATTGCGGCAGCGTGACAGCTGTCAAGCTAGAGCCTTACGGTAGCAGCTTCCTAGCTGCGATTAGCTGCCCTAGCTGCGGCGATAGCTTTGACACTAACCTAGACCCAGCAGACATAGAAGCACTACGCTAGAGCTTGACTAGCTGCCAGCTCGCAAGAGCTGGCCGCTGGCCTAGGGCTAGCCTAGGAAAGATCCTTGGAAGGGGTAGAGAATGAGAAGCAAGGAAGAGAAGGCCGCATTTATCCGCTCACTAGCTGACGCGGTAGAAGTGATGGAAGAGCGCGGGACTATTGTGCCTACTACGCTGCTGGAAGATTACAGCGTGAGGAATGGCCTACTTATCCTATGGCAGAAGCCTACAGCTACGAAGTGTGCAGGCTTCCACGATTGGAAGAGCGCGGGAAGAAGCGTAAAGAAGGGAAGCACTGGCGCAGCTATCCTAGTGCCTACAGGCAGCTACACCAACGAAGCGGGAGAAGATAAAATGCGCTTCAGCTGGCGATATGTATTCGATATCGCAGACACTGAAGAGCTGGGAGAGAATGCGCCACGCCTAGCGCGAGAAGTAGCTTAGAGCTTGACTATTCCTTACGGTAGCTATACCGTAGGGAATGGCCTAGAGCTAAGCACTAGGAATAAACTACCTTGGAAGGGGTAACAGAATGGCAGGGAGAGAGAAGCAGTATATTCGCCTAGTTGATATCGAGACAGGCGAAGAAGTAGCAGCAGCAGAGATGACAGAAGCAGCAGCGAGAAGGATCGCTAAGCTTTATATGGTTCACGGTATCTATACTAAGCAGGTAGCGTAATGCAAGAGACAAAGCTAGAAGAGTTCAGACCTTGCGACATCTCGCAGACTATCGAACAGCTGGGAATGAGTAACCTATTCGCCATAAGTGGCGGGAGAGTAATCAAGCGCAGCACTGGTATCACTTTACCTATTAGCAACGGTTACAGCTTGACTATTGACCTTGCTTGGGACGATACCTATACCGTACGCAGACTATTTACTAGAAGCGGAAAGGTATCTATCAAAGGTGAGCTTACTGGTGTTTATTGTGATGACCTTGGACAGGTGGCATATTACGGCAGCTGCTTCAGATCACACCCGCATTGGGGCAATCAAGTCTGGCAGGATACAGTAAACGGGAAGGAAGAGTAAATGGAGAAGGTGCAGTGTGAATTGTGCGGTAAGTGGTATGAATATGAGAGCGAAGGGAAGGAAGAGTAAATGATTACAAGAAGAGGGAGAATAGTAAGAGCCCTAGCGATAGGGCTTCTACTAGCTGCAACATTCTACGCTTCAGGCCATATTAACTGGGTTGGTAACGGTTGGTGTTGGGGAACAATTACCGAGTGTTACTTTACAGAAGGGCAGGGGAAGTAATGGAATTTAAGACACTACAAGAAGCTATTGAGTCTATTGGGTACGGCTTGTGCTCATTATGTAAGGCAGAGCACGAATTTCCAGATGTTAAGTGTGATCTAATGGACGGAAAAGAGGGAAAGTAATGAGTGTGCTTTACGAAGAGAATTATCTAGCTACTGATTGCAATAAGTGTAAGCGAGAGTTTAATTATCTCGTACATAAATCTAATAAATGTATCTATTGTGAAGAGGAAGGGAAGTAAATGATTACAGCAACGGAGTACAAGAGCTTTACTAATTACACTACACGCAAGGCCACTGATACTTATGACCTAGAGAATGGCAGAAGGGTGAAGGTATATACCTCTCACTACAAGGGCAGTAAGGCTATCGTTACGACAGTTAGCGAGTGCAGTGTTAGCTATAGCGGGATCTTCACAATGGAACAGTGGCGACAAGGTGATGACGCTATGGTGCGAGTAAGTGTTATACCTTGCAGCAGGTACAGCGACAAGCTACTGGCAGAAGCTCACGCAGCTGGAGTAATTGCAGCAGCTGAGCTAGTGAGCCAGCTAATAGAGAAGAATGCAGCTATGGAAGGGGAAGAAGAATGAAGGTAAGTGAATTGATTAGCCAGCTGGAAAGCTATAAGCCAGATGATGAGCTGCTCGTGGCGTACTGGGATAAAGAGTTCGCCGAGACAGCTTTCGACAGTGATGAAGGGATCAAGGTGAGTGACGAGCTATGGTCACAAGCTATTAGACGAGCTGAGAAGGCTGAATTCTGGCAGAGCTGCGCTTCAGAAGAGATTACCGATCAAGTATTACAGCTAATTAGAGAAGGGAAGGAAGAAGAATGATGAAGGTGCTAGAGAATGGGCTATCGGTTTGCCTACCTTGTGGAGAAGGGTTAGACGGTGCTCTCATAGACTATGAAGCTGAGCGCAACGAAGCTGAGCCCGATTGTGACGCTTGTGAAGGGGGAAAGAAGTGAGTGCTGATATGTACGAGCTGAGCGAGACACGATACACGCTAAGTGTAAGGGAGTTATACGACAGTGAAAGCCCTACTGAAAGAGCTTGGGATATAGAGTCATATGACAGCAACGGAAGTGTGATAGCTAATGGAGTGGCGAGCACTTTCCTATTGGCACTAGAAGAATTATTCAGAGAGTTTCCTAGTGAAGAGGGAAAGGGTGATGATGTAGAGACAGTGTCTTGGTCAAGCTCAAACCCTACGGGAGAGGTTATGAACTAATGAAAGATAGATACCTAGTAACACTAGAGATCGAGACTTATGACGGTGACCCCAGACAATGGGATTGGGAGAAGCTATCTACTGGTGAAGATGTAATTAAGATAATCGAAAGTCAATGGAAGGGTAGAGTACTACCAACAGAAGGGAAGGGTAATGAATAGCATTTCAGATTACAAATACGGTATGTGGTTTACAAATGCCTATGCAGTTTTAACTAAAGAAGAGTCAGCGTTATGCTTTACACGCTGGGTAAAGGAAGGGTACAAGTTATGAGTAAATGGACAGTATGGGTAGGTGGTAGTGAGGTTAATTGGCAGCACTACACACACAAGATAGATGCTGAACGGGTAGCTGAGTTTTACCGTGAGGTCAAAGGTTATGATGATGTAATAGTGGAAGAGGTAGCGTAATGAATAGAGTAATGACCAAAGGTTGTACTTGTAGTGAATTAGATGATGACCTTAAAGCTGAAGGGTGGAGTTGCTACCCTTGTTATGAGGCTGATAATGAATAAAGAATACTGGCAAGCTAAGGCCGATCTATGTCGTGACCTTGCACTGATACAGATACAGGAAGAAGAGACGGAGAAGGAAGCGGGAATGAACCTAATGAGAATGACCTATGCACTATCTATGATCGATATATATTCAGAAGGGAAGGGTGAGTGATGACAGAAGAGACAACGACCCACGTTATTACAGTGGTGGTACAGGCAGGGCAGAAGTGGAATAAGGTAGAGCTGTTCGATTTCAGCGGTGGTGAACCTACCCCGTTAGCAGCTGGGGAAGGTAGTAACTGGCGAACAGCGTTAGGTGAAGCACTATCAAAGATCACACTATCATCAGATACACCAGAGAAAACTATCAACGATATAGTCAAAGAGAATATAGAAGGGCAGGGAGAGTAATGAGGTACACAATTACAGCTGAGGTAGATCAGCAGTGGTTTGATATGTTAGGCCAGGTCACACGCCACCAAGACGGATTTGTATGGGTAAAAGTAGAAGGGGAGGGGGAGAATGAGTGAAGTGATTGCATTCCACCCACGAGTATCCCCGCTTATCAACCTATATGAAGTGGTAGATGAGAAGGGAGTGGCGATCTGGGGTGGCAACAGTGCCAACGAAGCTATTGAATATCTAAGGCGCAGCCCTGTTAATTGCAGGCTTCTAGTCTCAGGCTGGGATAGTGATGAAGAAGATGCTCACTTAGTAGGGCAGTCCTTGGATATTACTAAGGTTATCTTTGCAGCATTGGCAGTAGGCCAATGAGTGACGACAAGAGAATGGCGAGTGCTGCAAAGGCAGCTGTCTATTACCGTAACTACCGAAGAGCTAGGGACAGGGCTTTAATCAAGCTCTCTCACCTGCACCCAGAAGATTACAAAGAATTACTGGAGAAGGAAA